GACTAACATCTTGCAGCGTATATCTTACTTAGAGCGTCTAATCAGACCTTTCAACATCTACCGTATCATTGAGCAGGCCCAGCTCATTTGGACTATCACTAACTCCTCATACAAGATGAAGTTCACTATTCCTATCAGTGGTATGAACAAGGCTTCTGGTATGCAGACCTTAGCTGCCGCCATGAACCGTTATCGTGAGGACATCAAGTTCAATGGTGACTCAGGTGAGCTTACCGTAAATGGGCAGGTGAACTTGCCATTCAACAAAGAGTATTGGATGCCCGAGAATGAAGCTGGTTCACCAGAGATTGAAACTATAGCTAGTGAAGGTCCAGACCTTGCAGACAATGACCAATTGAAGTTCTTCAAGAACCAATTGTACAAAATCTCAAAGATTCCTTTAAGCAGGTTTGACCAAGACTCTGGTGAGATGTGGTTTGGTACTGATGCGTCTTCTGTGGCTCGTACTGAAATTGACTTTGCTAGATTTGTGCAAAGACTTAGAAACATCTTCTCAGAGATTATTCTTAAGCCTCTGCAAATCCAACTAGCTCTATCAATACCCGGTCTCGAAGACAACAAAGACTTCTTAGCTTCTATCTCTCTCCAATACAAGTCATACAACTTGTTTGAGGAGATGATGGACATGGAGCTTATGCAGAAGCGTGTTGACTTCATACAAGCAATGAAGGATGGTATGGTTGATGTGGACAATAATGGCAATGAAATCAAGTTCTGGTCATCAGAATTCCTAGTAAAGAAGTACTTGCACTTGTCTGATGCTGACCTTGAGCTTAACAAGAAACTTAAAGAGAAAGAAATTGAAGAGCTCAACTTGGCTGGTGGAGATGAGCCAGACGATGGAGGTATGGGTGGCTTCTAAAGGAACCTCCAACAACCAATATAAAGTTCGTCTTAGGTCGTTAGAGACCGTCAGGCGAACTTTTTTGTTTGAGATGATAAGTCAATGAGCCTTCTCAAGAAGTCTGCCCTGCCGCCATAAAATTCCAGTGAATTTTTCTCTTACATTACATATTTATAAAGTTGGGATTTGAAAAAATACTGAATTAAATATGTAGTTTGCAATAGTTATTAATTTATATAAATACATAAGAAGAGATGACCAGACAACCACTAGACGACCACTTACTTGTGACTGCTATGGAAGCCGTTTATGAAGACACTAAGAATCAGTATCGGGGCTACTACATTTGGGAACTTGCATTTGAGATGGCAAAAATCAATTGGATGAAGCCATATTCGTATGAGACTGTCATGAAGGCTGTTCTGAGGTTTCTAAAAGATGGTCATGCTATTGGCAACCGTTATAACATTGTTTTCATTGACACATCTATGGGTACTGTTTACCCTAAGATGAAGAAAATATATTTCATACCGCATAGATTATGAGTGATGATATACAAAAAGCAGAGGAAAGCTTCTTCTACATACTGAATAGTTCAGGCTTCACAAGAAATGGAGATAGCTTCACCAAGACCGTTCAGGGACCTTCACAGACAATCATAGTGAATGGTCAGCAAATGGTACAGCCATCAAAGCCAATAACAATCGAGTTCAGGTATGTCGGTGAAGGTGCCGTTGGAGACCTGCCAGTATATGGGTTTGAGCTCTTGAGAGATGGGGTGAGTGAAATAGTAGAGTACGTATATGACTCAAATGAATTTCACACAAAATTTTACTCATTCTTGGTGTAAAATTTTTAAGAGAATTACATATATATAAAGTGCTTACATTTTTAAATTGATTTGATATGCCAAAACAAGTTTCAGCAGGATTTTTGATACAAACGCCACAAGGGTTCCTTCAGTGTCACCCTACTGGCAGACCATATACTGGTTCTAACTATGACCTCCCAAAAGGCCATGTAGAAGATGGGGAATCACCTTTAGAAGCAGCCCACAGAGAACTTAAAGAAGAGACTGGATTGATTCTCCCAGAAGGCTTTAAGATAATTGATTGTGGAGAAAGACCATACACATCAGCAAAGAGACTTCATGTATTCTATGTAAAGCTTGACTATGTGCCCGACATACGAAAGATGAAGTGCACTTCAATGTTCACCAGACCAGATGGCAAGGACATTCCAGAAATGAATGACTACATGTTTTCTTTTGACCTCAAGAACTACTACACATCTATGCAAAGAGTCTTAGAAAATATCATAAAAGAATATAAGATAGAATTAGATAATTATTAAGATATGTATGACCAGGAAAGTTTTGACTATATGCTTGAAACTCTAAAAAAGGCCTTGAAGGTCCCAAAAGAGTTTCCTTCAAAGTGCGAGTGCGTCTTCAACCATAAAGGAAACTTTATAAACAAATTCGAATTCAAATTTTAATAAATAAATGCATAATTATCATGAATAAATTTAATGGTTCCGTAAACGGAAAGAACTACGACAATGTAGAGGACTTTTTGAAGGCCCTCAGAGAAGCAGAAGAGAATGGCTCAGTAGAAGCATCTTACAACTCAACCAATGCTGAAAATGAAAAGAAAATCAGAGAAGACCTCAATGAGCTCAAGACTGAATACGAAGCTCAGTTGAAGAAGCTTTACAAGGGCTTGTTTGGTGACTCTTTGTTTGACCTCTTTGGTCTCTATGGTGAGCACAAGCCAGAAAAGATTGAGAAAGGTAAGAAGAGCCCGGCTCCATCAGGAACATGCAGATGTGTCCAGGAGCAAGCTGAAAGCACTCCTCATGAAGTTAAGAAGTTCAATGCAACAAACCTTTTGAAAATCTTCAACAAGAACTTAGATGCTTACTCAAAGGACGAGATTGCTAAAGAGACTTCAGAGATAGTTAACACATTTGAAGGTATCTTAGCTACTAAGACTGAAATCGGCAACTTCTCTAAATTTGCTGACATGTGTGAGACGTACTACAAGCAGTTCACTCAAGACTTGAATAACTTAGACTTTGAAAAGAAAGAAATTGAAGAAGAAATCAATAACATCGAAGATGCTCTCAATGAGGCCAAGAATGACCTTGAAGAGAACAAGAATGCACACGCTAAGCGCAAGATGTTAGTTGACTGCCTCGAAAAGCTCAATGATGTTTGCAAAAAGTATTGTGAATAGTATTGCAACCATTCCACCTATGCAAAAGGCCTCTCTGAGGCCTTTTGTTTTTATATATAATTTGTCATTAATTTTTCAATAGATTTATATATCTATATATCAAAATAAAATATCACATGAACAACTGTACCCTTATAATAGACGGAAACTGGCTCTTGATGCGTTCATTGTTTTCTAAGCAATATGACTTCCAACCAGATGCTGCAGAAGTTCTAAAGCAGTACTCAAGAGATACCTTAATTGACTCAATGCTAAGTGCTATCTCATTTACTACAGCCACTTTTGATGGTATTGTAGACAATATATTGTACGTATCAGATGGTGGTTCTTGGAGAAAGTTCATCCAACCGCCTGAGTTTGTGAAAGAACAGGAATATAAAGGAACTCGTCAGAGAGCTGAAGACAAGGACTGGGACTATATCTTTGAGACTCACCAAATATTGCAAGAAGGCTTGAAAGCTGCTGGTGTGACGGTTTGCCATGAAAGCAAGATTGAAGGTGATGACTGGGCATGGTATTGGTCTAACAAGCTCAACAGACAAGGTACAAATTGCATAATCTGGACCACTGACAATGACCTCAAGCAATTGATTAAGTTGGACAATGGCAACTTCACTGCTTGGTACAATGACAAGAATGGCATCTTCTTTGACCAAGGCTACAATATAGATGACATGTCAGACATTGACTACTTCATGACCGCTGGCAAAGACAACTACATAATTGAGTCAATTCAAGCAATCACATCTAACATCTCTTACATAAATCCAAATAGGATAGTGATGGAGAAGATTATATCTGGTGATGTGTCTGATAACATTCGTTCTCTCATGGTTCTCCACAAGAATGGAAAGAACTATAAGATAACTGAAAAAGATGCTTCTAAGATAGTTGATAGATACTCAAATGTGGAAGACTTCATTGCTGACAAAGATGAGGTGATAGCCCAACTCAAAGGCCTCAAGAAGTTTGCATTAGCTGAAGAGACCCCAGAACAGATGAGCGAGTTGTTTGACTACAACAAGCGCTTAGTATGGCTCAGCAAGACCCAAATTCCTACTGACCTTCAGGAGAAGATGGATGAGCTTGAGTATAAGCAAATTGACATTCAAATTGTGAAGAACAACTACAAAGCCTTGGCTCCTGAGTACATGCAAGGTGATGCTCAGCAGGTCTATGAAACTCTTGCCGATGAGATTGCTGAAGACCCTTGGAAAACCCTATCTGAAGAAGATTTGCCTTTCTAGTTTCACATTTTAATTACTAACATAATGAACAACATATTTTTGAATGTATACACAAATGGCCTCGACAGGAGCACCTGCAAAGTAGTGCTCATCGAGGCTATTAAGACTGATAGCCAACTAGACATAACAGACCATTTCAAAGGCATTGTGAAGCCAAGCTCGGACTTTGTCTACAATGAAGAGCTGACCGTCATAAATGGCATCACTAAAGAAGAGATTGAACTCAATGGGGACAAGCTCCAGACAGTCTTTGACAAGTTCTGTGACTTCTCAAAAGACTCAACTATAATTGGCCACAACATAACTAAGCTTGGTATTCCTATATTATATATAAATATGAGACAGGAGAACATAAGCCCTAAGACCAATCTTTGGAAGCAACCTATAATAGACCTATTCAACCTTTCAAGAACCATCCCATGTGTCCACAGCAAGGTTGACTTGAAGAAGTACTACAACCTTAACACTAGCACCAATTCAGTCAATGACATACTCTGGCTCTATAAGAAGATAAGCAATGATGTCACTTCTAATGAGATAATAGCTAATAAGTTAGCTCCAGACGGTTGGCTTAACTATGATGGTGACAAGATTAGATTGAGCAAAGGCAAGTTCGCTGGCTATGCACTCTCAAGCAAGTCCTTAGCTGAGATGAGAGACTACAAAGACTTCATCCTTTCTAACTGCTGCCCAAGAACAGCACATACCCTGACTCATATTGATGTGTTATACAGCAAGTTAAACACGATAAAAAATAATTGACTTTTTTGTAAATTTTTTTATACCAAACCCTATATTAGAGTTGACAACAGATTTAATAGATTACTAACCCTTTAAATTTTAATTAAATGAAACAAACAAACGAACCAGTCGTACTCGGAGTATTCGACGATGAAATTAAAGACAGCCTCCGAATCAAACAAAACACTCAAAAGTACAAACAACGCTCAATTGAAGATGCATTTGCAGATGCTTATGGAATCAAGTCTTTGACAGAGCACCGTTTCTCAGACCCATGCAAGGTGAAGGTAAATGACCTCATCGAAGTGACACTCAAGTCAGTTGCAAAGAATAGAACTATCTTTGATGCTCCCAACATCAAGCAGCAGATTGATTCCCGTGTAGACCTCTATCGCTACAAGAAGTTCAGAGATTTTCTCCCCACTAAGCCTATGAAGGCAAAGGTCTTGGAAGTAACTCAAGACAAGATTGTCATTGACCCGCTTCAGCCGCTTGTTGACGAATGGATGATGCCAGCTGTAAAGGACCCAAAGTCTAACTATGACTTGCTCAATGATAAGTCTGTAGTAGTTAAGAGCTTGAATCTTGTTCGTGGTGGTTACATTGGCAAGGTTGTCATACCTACTCTCTCAGAATTCCTTGGTGAGAACGTTATCATGGATGCATACATTCCTGGCTCTCAGATTGTCCTCAACATAGAGCGCAAGTTTGACCGTTGGATTGGAGAATCTGTAAAGGCCTTCATCACTAACTACACTATCAAGCCTGGTACACAGGAAATGTCCCTCATCTGTTCTGCAAAGAGCTATCTCGAATTCCAAGGCAACAAGAACAAGGTAATGCTCTTTAAGAAGTACACTGAAGATGAAGAATGGTGGAGAGAATTCACTAAGAAAGACTACCCAGGAGTTGTTACTGGTGTTATCAACAGCTCTAAGAAGTGTGGTGCCTTCATCGAGATTCCTTCACTCAACATCACTGGTATGGTTACCATGAAGCCTGAGGAATTGACTTCTTACAAGCCAGATATGCAGGTTACAGTGCACATTGCAAGCTTCGACGAACAGTTCTTCTACAACCCAATGGTAGACCAGAAGCAGCACCAGATACCTTATGTGATTGAAAATAACATACTTAGAGAATGCAACTTAAAACCTGTACTCTCCTTGTGAAAAATTCTAAAAAATATTTAAAATCTGAAAAAGAATTGAATATTATAAATTGTAAATTATATGAATTAACTAATAAAAATTACTAAAAATTAACTAAAAATTATCTAACCAAAAAAACGTTACGAACATGAGAGAAACTTACGAAAAGATGTACACACTTCTCAATGAAGTAGAAGATGACATTAAGAAATTCGACGAAAAAGGCAACAAGGCTGCTGGTACCCGCGTTCGCAAGACAATGCAGGACCTCAAGAAACTTGCTCAGGAAATTCGTGTAGAAGTTCAGGAACGCAAGAATGCAGAAAAGGCTGAATAGTAAAACTCAGCTAGGCTGAATAAGAAATTAACAAGCAGGCCAAAGAAATTGAAAGGGAACTCAAATGAGCTCCCTTTCTTTATTTAGGTAGAACTTATATGCTCTTACACCAATATTATATTCTTCTCTAGTATGTCAAATTGAATGTTGTTGAATGCAAAAGTGACGTCAAATGTATCTGTTTGCCTATCAACTTTGTTGTAGTTGAACTCTATCCCATCAATGCCCTTGATATAGTTGTCATACATATCCACGCGTGCACAGGCCTCTCCGGTCTCATTCATTATAAATAGAGTAAAGCATTCATCAAACATAGGTTTCTTGTCTTTTAATATCTTATGGAAGATTGTCTCGTACATCATCCAGTAGTTGTATAGACCTTGGTTCTGTCTCATGGTTACTTTGAACTCTCTTTCAATCGCCGCTAGGGGATTTATAGGGCT